TTTTAAATTTGAATTATCAAAACTCAAGTCATTAAAATACAAAAAATTAAAACATGGCTAATGAAATGAATTATAAAATATTCAAAGATTATATTGAATCAATTAAATATTCAACACCTACTGATCTAGATACGTTTAAGGAAACAAAAAAAATAATTTACGAGTGCAACAACGGACATCAATCAAGCGCAAACGTAGATACTTTTAGATCTAAAAAGAAAAAATGCTTGGAACAAGGTTCTGTTTTGTGTTTAAAGTGTATTGGCAATAAAGCAGGAAGACCAAAAGGTACGAATGACAAAGCTTTAGACTCGGCTTACAATACCTATAAAAATTTTTTAGACTCAATTGGTTACAAGATGATTATTGATTTTGAAACGTTCAACCAAAGTTCAAGCAAAGACACGTCAAGACAAGTTGTCTTTAAGTGCGATCAAGGACATGAAACAACTGTTGTCTCAGCTGTATTTAACCGAAAAAAGAAAGAACATCAGAAAAACGGAACTATGTTGTGTAATGACTGCACGGGAAGAGGCAAACCAAAAGATAGTGACATAAAGTTGGAAGAACTCAGAAAACTTGTTTTTGAGATGAACGGTCATCATATAATAGAAAGTAACGGCATGGTTGTTTCTCATAGATGTGGTCTTTGCGGTGAAGTCAATGAGAGTTGGGAATCGAACATTAGAAGCAAGACGACTTTACATTGTAGGAAGTGCAAAGATAGTGACATGGCTTTGGAGGCAGGAAGTTCTAGACCGGTAAAGAAACCGGAGTTTGGTATGGGCGTGTTTATAAATTTTAGTAAATATCTAAAAGAAAATGGATATGAGATGGTTTCTGATTTTGAAATGTTTGAAAAGAACGAAATGTCGTTTAAATGTGAGTTAGGTCATATTACCTTAATGAAAGTTACGTCGTTTAACAATAGGAAGCATAGTGATATTATTAAAGATAACTCTAAAATATTATGTCATGAATGTAATTGTAAAGGAGAAGCATTCGGAGATAAATTAGCTGACCTAATGAATAGAGTTAAGTTAAATACAGGACACGAAGTTTTATCTCTCTCAAGAAACAGAAAAATTACTTTTAAATGTGGAACTTGTGGATATATAAATACAAATTTATCTCATAATTTAATCAAGGAATCAGCGTCGATAAATTGTCGCAAATGTTTTTATACCGCAGAATGGATGAGTAAACTTGTTCATTCAAATTTTAAGAAAAAACCTTTTGAATTTCCAAGTGGAAGAATTGATATGGTATTGGGATACGAACCCCTATGTATTTTGGAACTCTTAAAATCGTATAAAGAAGAAGACATTGTTACAGATTGCAGACAAATTCCAACATTTAAATACAAACGTCTTTTAGAAGATGGTACCGAGAGAGACGCCGTGTATTATCCTGATATATTATTACCCGGTAAAATTATTGAAGTCAAAAGCATGTGGACTTTTGAAAAAGACAAAATAAATAATTTAAGAAAATTCGACGCAGTAGCATCATCTGAATATGAATTTGAATGTTGGATTTATGGAGATAAAAAGAAACAACCAAATATTTTAACATATTAAATCAAGGTTTTCAATCACATTTTATTTTAATGGAAAAGTTCCATTAAAAGAAAAAATTGAAAAAATTTTTTAGAGGACGGGAAAACCCAACGCTCCACCACTGCAATAGTTCGAACTATCCATAAAGAATAGAACCTTTATGCTTCCCGAGTGTCAATTTTCAATTCACTCGATCACATAAAGCATCACTCGTATCTTATTGTAAAGATCCTTATGATGGCCTGACTGTACATTGAGCCTTCCTTCTTGTTAAAAGGATGACCGATTGATGACCCAGTCGATAGCGATATCACCAAAGGTTACCCTTTAGCTACACCGACGGTCTTGTCCATTTTACTGAATTTTGACCGTTTTCATCAACCTTGCCTGTTCATGTGAAATTTCACATTAGGTGTCGACTGTCGCCGACGTACCACTTATAACCACTACTCACAATTAATTGTAAGGCCCGATTACAAGCCGACTAGACGGTTCCAAGGTACCATGTTAATTCATGGTTCCAAACGGTGCCTCGCGACACCACCTCCGCCTGTTTCGCACCAGGTTTATTAATTTTACATTAATAAAAAATTCTTTATGCGAATGATGTTATTATTTAAAGCTGTAACGATAAATTCGAATGTTTGTGCAAAATTTTGTCCACTTCCTGCTGGACCTGTACCAGCAGCACCAGTTTTAGCTGCTTGACTTGCTGTAGGTACAATACTAATATTAGTAAGTTTACCATAATTAGTACTTCCCATAGGATCGATTTCGTTAAAAGCCAATGAATATGAATATTCATGATATCCTGTAAGACCAGGAATAGTTGGTGCATGATACCATGGATTTACCAAAGAGAAATAATCACTTCCCATATGATTAAGACGATGAGTATTTTCGTAAATTAATGTTGTATGATGAATTGGATCAAATGCACCAGAAGAAGGTTCATAAATAACAGTTGTTGATGTAACAACAGGTGAAGCTGTTGTATAATTTGATGGTTGATTTTGGAAAGTTGTATTCCTAACTGCAAAGAATAATGCTTTAATTGCATGAGAAAATCTAATATCATAATTAGGAGAATCGTTAGTAGTAGGGTTCCAAACATGTCTAGGAGCAGTTTGAATTTGTTCAACAAGAATATCTCTAACTGAACAACCCATACGTCTACGTTCTTCATTAGATACGATCGCATAGTTACCCCAAACTGTTCCATGTTGAAGTTGTGGAGCAGTAGAAATATCAGTTCCTACAACCGGAACCGAACTTTGAGATCCAGTTGATGAAATATTATCAAGAATCAATAGTCTTTGCCAATCATGGAATTGAAAATTAATTCTCATTTCATTGTATGGTAAAGCAGCTGTTGGTAAAGATACACCAGAATCTCTTGAGAAAAAGAATGGAAGGGGAAGATTTAAATCCATTTCTGGAAGACTAGTAGTTGCTGGTGCAACTGGTTGAGGATGTGGTTGAATTAGAGAAGCAATGTTTCCAATCATATTATCATATCCTACTGCTTTTGAAGCTGGAGTAGTAAATGCAGCCCAAAAATCAAGATGATAATGATCAAATCGTGCAGCAACTAAATCATTAAATGTAATACTACATTCTCTGACTAAATTATGCATAAAATTTTTACACCATCTAATTCTTCCATTGGTACCCGCACTATTTGTTGACAAAAGAGTAATTGCTGGAATTCTAACCCTCAGCCATGTATACAAAAGATAATCACCTGCTCTAGAAATTGAAGCAGACCATTCACTACCAAAATTAGCAGAACCATTAGCCCTTGTTAGACTAACAGGCACTTGAGTAAACCATGTTGCTTTTCTTGTTTCTCTAACAAAATAAGCAGTTGATGTTTTACCACCATACATATATTTTTCAATTTCATCTTTTGTGGCAATATCGATGAAACCAGAAGTTACATTTGACGAAGAAACAGACATCTTTGTTATTTATTACATTGACAAGATTTAAATTTATAAACGAGTGAAGATCACTCTTTTTTAGAATTGAAAATCATTTGATAATAAATTACAGATAATTTACAGCAAACAAAAACTGCCGATGAGATACTCTAAATTGTCTTTATGCTAGGTGGTGATCGAATTCGGTCAACATAGATTATTTTCCATTTTAAAAAATGACTGTTACATATTCTAAAATCATTTTATTTTTTGAAGCTCCGCTCCCTTCCGGGTATTTTTACTGTTAAGAAGACTGGGCGTCTAGCCTGAAAATTTAAATTTTTCTTAACAGCGCAAAGCTTTAAAAATATAAAAAGCTCAATAATTTTTATACATCTTAACAGGGCGGAGCCAGCACCAGCCTTCTTAACAGTAAAAATACCCGGAAGGGAGCGGAGCCTACGGCCTGTCAAGGAGCTTCAGGCTAGACGCTAGTCTTAAGACCGTTTTTTGAAAACTAGCGTCTAGCCTGAAGCTCCTTGACAGGCCGTAGGCTCCGCTCTGTTAAGAAAACTGGCGTTTAGCCTTGAAGCTCTGCTCTGTTAAGATTTCTATTTTGAAGACTGGGCGTCTAGCCTGAAAGTTTTAGATGATTATTGTTCTGTGTCTGTAAATTAGAATGAGAAATAATGACGGGAAAACTGTAAAAACCCGTTTACTTTGTACTTTTTCAACTTAAAAACTAAACCCTAAACCTACAGAGAATAATAGCATATGCGATTCTTGTTCCTGATGTTACATAAATTTTTTGTTTTTTCAGAAATGTCTTAATACAAGATACGACACTCTGAGAGAAATAAATATTGGATTAATGCTACAAGGAGCGGAGCTTCAAGGCTAAACGCCAGTTTTCAGCTACAAGTAAAAATACCCGAAAGCTCCGCTCCTGTTAAGAAGACTGCGTCTAGCATGAGCCTTTACGGCCTGTCAAGAGGGGAGCGGAGCTTCTTGACAGGCCGTAGGCTCGGGTATTTTTACTGATAAGAAGACTGGGCGTTTAATTTAATAATAACTATTTTAAATACTAAATAAATTTTAATGGGTACCCATTAAAATTAATCTTTCATCATTATCAAATGAACGTCATTTGGGAGTATTTTCGTAGCAAACACTGCATTTCTGTGAGGTTGTCTAATTCTGAATCTAATAAAATTTGCTGTAGAATCTTCTTTTATTGGGTGATAATTATGGTATCTAAGCCAAGAATGAATGTGAATTTGTTTCCAACTTTTCGGAAAAGCAATTGATTGTACAGTCATAGAATTAGGAGAACGTCTCCCCTTAGGACTTTTTGATTTAGAACGTTTTAAACTACGTCTAGGTGATTTTTTTGGAGATGGTGTTCGCCGAGAACTTTTTTTTCTAATGGGTGATCTATAAGGCATTTTAATTTAATTTAATTCTTTATTCATAAATGTCATTAAATTTAAGCTTAAAAAAATTAAATCTTTTTACACATTCTCAGTAATAAATGAAAAATATATTTTTAGATCTTGACAATACTTTAATATGTGCAGAACCATTTGAAGATATAAAAGATCCTGGCAAATTTAAAGAACGTGCTTCTCGTTTTGATTTTAAAAATATGGAAGATTATTATCTTATATGTGCAAGACCATATCTTCAACCGTTTTTAGATTATTTATTTAAACATTTTAAAGTACACGTATGGACAGCTGCAAGTAAAGGATATGCATCGTTTATAATTGAAGAATTTATATTAAAAAAAGATCCATCTAGAAAAATTAATTTAATATTGTTTGATCATCATTGTCGAGTTTCGAAACGCGTATTTAAGAAAGAAAAAGCATCTAAAAAACTAGAAATGTTATGGACTATTTGGAAACAACAAGAATTTGATAAAGACAACACATTTATAATTGATGATTTAGAAGAAGTTAAAGAGTCTCAAAAAAAAAATTGTATTAGTGTCAAACCTTTCTTTTTTATGGAAAATGACAGTGAATATGATCAAGAATTGATGAGATTAAAAGATGTTTTAAGTCAAATTAAATAATTCGACAAGAAATGTTCCAATTTTATTTATTTTTCATCAATTTCAGGCTAGACGCCCAGTTCAAATTCAGTTTAGGACGGAGCTACCAGGCTTTTAGTAAAAGTTACAAAAAATTCTAAAAGAAACACTTAATTTGAAATACTCAAAAATATTTTTATTTTTGAAGCTCCGCTCCCCTCATGCTACAAGGAGCGGAGCTTCAGCTAGACGCTAGTCTTCTTATCAGTAAAAATACCCGAAAGCTCCGCTCCTTGTAGCATGAGGGAGCGGAGCTTCTTAACAGGCCGTAGGCTCGGGTATTTTTACTGTTAAGAAGACTGCGTCTAGCATGAGCCTTTACGGCCTGTCAAGAGGGCGCAAAGCTTTAAAAATATAAAAATGCTCAATAATTGCGTACATCTTAACAGCTAACCCCATTTCATTAAAAATTTTTTGTCTTGACTAAAATTAGAAAAAATAACGGGAAAACTGATAAAAAACCCGTTTACTTTGAACTTTGTCATAATAAATATGGAACTAAAAAAAGAATTGCTAACTATTTATATGATTATATCTGTATTCAGCGGCATTATTGCATTGATCTATTTACTTACTCCTAATAAAACATAAATTATAATGACAATGTCATTATAATTAATTAATTTGAGAAAACATAATTTTTTGATTTTTTGTCCATATTGATGAAAAAAATTTTTTATCCATACATTCATTACACATTATTATAAAAGATCCTTCTTTAAAAAAATTATTATTTATGGAATTTTTTATTTTAGAACACGATTTACAAGATATTTGAGCCATAATAATAGTTTTATTAAGTTTATGATGTTTTTGAATTCCGAAATCGTAATTAATTGATGCATAAAATTTTTCCGTGGTGTTTTTAGTTTCACTTTTTATTTCTTCTAAATATCTACCCGGTTGTAAAAGAGCTCGAGAAGTCGATGCTATAGAGTCATCAAAATAATTACGATTGTTCTGAGCTCGAGAAGTCGATGCTATAGAGTCACCAAAATAATCATTATTGTTATCATAAGTGTCGATCAGATAATATTCCCTTGAATATATACCGTCTGTTTCTGTTTTTGCAAAATCAGATAAGCACTCATCTAAATTTTCATCGACTTCCCAATTATGATTAATTCCAAATATTCTATCAAAACCAATTTTAATAGAACTTAAACATCTTTTCTTTTCATCTTCAAACATTAAGCACTCACCTTCATTTAAATATTCTGTTAAAACCATAGACGATTGACTAAGTTCATTTCTAGAAAAAATGACTTTTTCGCGTGCTCTAAGTAAATTAATTTTATTAATGGCATCATTATTAGTGTTAAGAATATCGACAGTCAAATCGTAATTTGTAAAATTTTTTATGACAAAAGAAATTTCTTCAGATTTTAATTTATTGTTTGGATCGTAAGTGAATCTTACGATATTATCGAACAATATAGGAATTAATGTAATTTCTTTTACGGTATTTAATGTTTTAGTCAACACTACTTCAATTGATGCTAATGTAACTATTCCACTTTTTAACTTTAAAATCATTTTTTACTAATAAAATTTATCTTTTAAATAATTTAATGATTTTTACCATTAAATTAAATTTCATAATATTATCATTATTTTATTAAAGTAGTTGGAAATGGTTCGTTTTCATTTATTATAATTTTATCTCCAATTGAAAAAAATACAATTAACTTTTTATATCCTAAGTCACTGGGTGTTAAAAAAGTATTATGAAAATCATGATTTGGTCCAATCCATGGCTGTAATTTTGAAGTTACATCTTCTCTTTTACCTGTTCCATCTTTGTGTTCTAAAATAAAATATGTAATTTTATCTTTATTTATTTTTGGTCGTTTTACTAAAATTTTATAACTTTTACCGCAAAATTCATATTTTACTACGCCTTGGTCATTATTACAAATTTTACAATAATATGGTTTATTTAAAATTTTTGAAATTTTATTTGATACAATATTCAAAATACCTTGTTTCCAAATTTTTAATAATAGTAATTTACTTGTATAAAAAATACTTTTCAACGCCATAGATATCATAATACGCTTAAGCTTGAAACGTTTTGCTTTAAGAAAATATACGAAGAGACACGTTAAGATTGTTAAAATTATATTAGAAATCATTATTGTTCTTTCCTTTAATTAAGTGTTTAGTTCTTTTTAAGTAGTGCAAAGTTTATTTATTGAAATGCAAAGTGATGTAATGTTTGACATGGATGAATTGGGATTTCATTGATGAACCAAGAGCTTTTTTAATATCATCGGAACTTTCTTCTATTTTTAATCCTAAAAAGTTTGTTTCCAATTTTTCAATATCGCCGTCGATCATTTTAGGGGTAATAATATTGGGTGGCACCCCCTCCTGGTGCAAAAACACCCAATCACCTCGGCTCGGAAAGATCAACAAGGACACGGTGATGTGGCAGGTAAGTTGAAAATCAGTTCAAGGACCAATCAAACAATATTTCTTATTTTAGGGGCACAGGAAGAATAATTATTTATTTCTCTCAGAGTGTCGCATTTTGTATTAAGACATTTCTGTCTAAAATAATTTTAGAGTATCAGTTTATTCAAATTGTAAAATGAAATATGATTTAAGAAACTAAAATAAATAAAAAAATATGTCAGAGAAAAAAATTAAAAACATAATTAATGAAATAATTAAAAATTTATGTTTAGATTTAGAAGCAGTTTATAAAGTTAATCATAAAAAATTATTTAAAATATGGATGAAAAAAAATAATGTAAAAAAAGAAACTTTTAAATACGATGAATGTAAAAATTTTACATTAGAGAATGATGGAGTAGAAGTTGTTGAAAATGTATTAAGTGCTGAAGAAATACAATTTCTTCAAAGTAAAATGTGGGAATTGTTAAATTTCAAAACAAAATATACTTCAAAACCCGTAGTTGAAAATGATCCTTCAACATACGGTTCGCTGTTTGAATTAGCTCCAACAAACGGACAGTTGTTTCAGCATTGGGATTTTGGTCACAATTTTTTATCATGGAGAATTCGTCAAAATAAAAAAATAATAGACAAATTTGCTTCTATTTGGGGCACCAATGACTTATTGACTAGTTTCGATGGAATTAGCGTATCACTGCCGTGTGAAGTAACTAATCGTGGATGGTATACTGGGAAAGAATTTTTTCATTTAGATCAATCTTTGAAACGAAATAAATTTGAATGTGTTCAAGGATTGGTTAATTTATTTGATGTTTTTGAAGGTGATGGAACATTAAGAGTATTAAAAGGTAGTCACAAATTACATGAAGAATTTCAAAAACAATTTAAAATTAATTCATCTAATTGGTATCAATTAAAAGAAGAAGATCAAAAACAATTTTACATTGATCGTTTGGGTGAAGATTCAGATATTTGTGTTAAAGCTCCTGCTGGATCTTTAGTATTATGGGATAGCAGAACTGTTCACCAAGGTATGAAACCACAAAGAAATAGAAAAACAATAAAAACTGAACGTTTACCCTATGGTAACATTAGATGCGTTCCATATGTATGTATGACACCTGCACGTTTGGCTTCTCAATCACAATTAAGAAAAAGAATTAAATATTTTAAAGAAAGAAAAACATGTAACCACTGTCCACATAAACTTAAAAAATTCGGAATAAAACCTTACATTCCTGGTGTTGTCTTCCCAAGAGTTGATAATGATTTGTTTTTAGAAGAAACTGAATTAATAAAAAATCTTGTTGGTTATAAATATTATCGAGGAGCTCTCTAAAATAAAACCTGGTAATCTTTTCGTTATCATAGTAAGTATCATAAAATGGTTAAAATTTAATTAAATTTTAAAGTTTAGATCAGAGTCGACGTCAATAGTCTTTATTTTTTTGTTCTGACATCATAATTCTAGCGAAGAAAAGAAGATTACCAAAAACTCTCGATTTGGTGTATTATTTAATTTTAAAGTTTAGAAAACTTTAAAATTATAATTAAATTTTAACCATATCTTCTACCATAATACATTTGACTATTAAGAACAGATGGTTCAAATAATTTCATTTGTTCGTCGTTTAGTATTTTGTTGATATTTTCTTTAAATGTTTCAAAATCCATATCTTCTCGTCCAAATGCGAACGCTGTCGCAATATTAAACAACAATGCAATATTGTATATATATCCACATTGTTTTAAACGTTGAAATTCAGGAGAATTACCGTCGTTAAGAAATTTAAGAGAAAAATCAGGTGGAATATTGCAGGTTACAGTTTTTAATTTTGAATTATAAAAATCTATCCCTTTTTGTCCATATCGTTCTAAAAGATAATTTTTATATTCTTTTTCTATATTTTTCAGTATTAATGGATCTGGACTTTCGTTTAAACCTTTAAATATGTCTTTTAATGATTTCTTTTTTGTAATTAAAAAAATAATTACAATTAAAACTACGGTTAAAATTACAAAAATTAATCCATGCATCTTTTATTACGTTAAAAT